CCTGCCGATCTGAATGGGCCCGCGACTTGGATCGTTCTGGTTGGCTCGACCATCGGAACCGCGATCGACGTCGATATTGGCAACCTTGTTCGCCACTTCCTGGATTGCTCGGGTGAGCCCCTTCGCCGCAACGTCAAGTTCAGCCTTCCAGCGCTGTGCCTGCTCTTGAGTGGCAAGCTGTTGCTCGGCTTGGGAGTCTCCGGCCGCCCGGCCTCGTGCCACAAGTCCACCGACGAAACCGCGCTCGTCGGCCGCCTTCCCTTCGCCGATCAGGCCCTGAATTCGGGCCAGATTGGCTTTCGCCGCATCGACTCCGCCCTGCTCCGCCACGCTCTTTCCGGATGCCGCCAAGAGGTCCTTGATTTGCCCGCCGGCGGCGTATTGCTGACGTACGATGTCGCTTCCTGACTCGAGCACGCCTCGATTGACGGCCATTCCTCCAAGGATTGTCCCACCCACCAGGGAGGCCCCTCCGGCTGCGCGGAGTCCGACTCCAAGCGCTCCGCCTGCAGCTGCGCCGGCTGTTGGAGCCAGAGAGGTGCTGACTGTCGTTGCCGCTGCGCGACCCATGATGGCTCGCTCGATTGCCCCTGCGACGGCCGCACCAATGGCGGCTTTTGCGATGTTCGCGACAATGGCAGCACCTACCAAGCCTGGGATCGTCGCCCATGGCGACGTCGAGGTGAGAAAGCCAATAACCTTTTCGATCGAGGGAATGACCTTCGTAAACGACTCGATGAACTGAGGCATCAACGGCAACAACTTGTCGTTGAGCACAGCGTGATAGCGCTCCATGGCCTGGTTGACCTTGCGCTGTGGCTCGGTCATCGCATCGGCCACGTTCTTGGCCACATCCTCCTGCGTCATTGTCGGAGTTCGGATTTCGCTTATCTGATTACGAATCGCAGCGACGCCGGCATCGCCTCCACCTGCTTTTACATATGCTTGCTGTGCGCCTCTTATCGCTCCAATCGACCGCTCGCCGAAGATGCCGATCAGCGCCGGCATATTTCCTTTCGTCTTGGCAATCGCATCGGTTACTATGTCCTCTGGGGAACGAAGCTTCGTTTGCGAGTCATCCGTCCAGACATTGATCCCGTGCGCAGAAAGCCTTTTTTGCGCCACATCTCGGGAAACGTCCGAGCCGAGATGCTGGATGGCCATGGTGGCTTCAGCGGCATCCGTCTTTCCGCCTAGCTTTCTGGTGAGCTGTGCGAGAGCACCAAGAGACTTGATGTTCTCTGCAACATCGCCTTTGAAGAAGCCAGCGCTTGCAGCCAATCGCCCGCCATATTGCCCAAGGTCCCTGATGTCGATTGCGCCAGCCCTGCCCTGGGCTGCGAGAGCGCGCATGACATCTGTGGTTTTCCCCTCTTGTCCGGCCTCTTTCAAGGTTGAGAAGACGTCGGCCGCAGTGCTTCCCATGTCCTCGAAGTTGGTGCCCGTGGCCGCCGCCAAGTCGGACAGCTCTTTCAGCATGTCCATGGCGACTTTCAGATCACCCGTCTTCTTGACGAAAGCATCGATCCCCTTGAGGGTGTCGACAGTGTTTCCACCAACACCTATTGACTGCGCTCGCGCTGTCTCGACCACCTGTTGCCTGTTCAGCCCGCCAGTGTTGGCGGACCCTCGCACAAGGGTGCCTGCAAGCCCCTGCTCCTGCATGCCGGTNTCGAGTGCGNNTGCNACNGAGAANCCGCCCATGACGCCGGCGGCGATNCCNGCNAGNCGNCCNGCNCCNCCNANNACGTGCGACACGGANCCGCCNACGATGCCCCCGGTAGAGCGGGCGAAGCGCTCCCTCCGGCGCATCTCGCGCTCAACAGCGGCCGATTGCTCGCGTAGAGCCCGCTCACGGACACCCTGCTCCCAGCGAAGGGAGGTCTGGACGATTCGTTCATGCTGGCGGGCGAACGTCTGCTGAACGCGTTCTTTCTCGCGCGCCTCTCGATGCGCCTCGCGAACAACCTCGTCGGTCTGGCGCTTGGCGAGCTTCTCCGCGTTGGTGGCGGCCCTCTGGCGCTCTTTCTCCTCGTTCCGAAGTGCTCGTGTAGCCTCGGTGGAGGCCTGGCGCTCCGCAGTCACCCTGGCTCGAGCGCCGGCATTTGCTCGGACCGATTCTTGACGCTCGAGTTGCGCGAGAATCTTGTCGAAATCAGCAAATGCCTGCTTTACCCCTTGCAGGCCGCCGACTCGGAAGTCGACTTGTACAGGCGGTAGAGCAGGCATTGATTATTCCTTGTCTGTAGTGAATACGCTTGTTTCGCTATTCTGCTGCCCGTTGGAGCTCTGCTGTGAATCGTCTTGCGGCGATCCAGCAGAGGATAGAGCCTTCTCCAAGCTCGCAATCCGGTCGACCGAAAAACTCACTAGGTCGATCAGCGCCCCCCAGGAGAAAAAAGGGAGACCGACGCGCTCCCCGCCCTCCTGCAAGCGCTTGATCCAGGCTTCGCATTCGGGTTTCGACAGTTGGTGGGTGATCGGCCCAAGACGGCGCTGCACCAACATGTAGTCGTTGAATAGAACGCCAATCTCGTCATGCAGCAGCCGCTCTCGAAGATCGGACGACTTCGGGAACATGGGGGTAGTGAGATGAGCGACCCACTCACTTTTCTCATCGTCCCACTTCGTTCGTCGGCATGCTCTCTGGAGTATCTCGACGGACACCGCGTTGTTGTATAGCTCCAGGTATCCGTGATCGTCGCCCGACTTTTTCGTATCGTCATCGGCGAGGATCTTGCGGGTGAACAGCGTGGCCGCCGCCTGAGCCTGGAGTATCTCTTGCTCCCGGAGCGGCCACATTGCCACCCTGCCGATGGCAACACCATCGGCGTCCTTGCGAGGGAAGTCGACCATTTCGTGGGGCCGCGGCATAGCCGTGAGCCGCTCGAAGAGGTCGATGGGCGTGATGTCCTTCGGAGGCATTGCCATTGTCGTTACAGGGGCTCCCATTGAGTGAGCGGACCGACCATATCGAAGTTGAGCTCGCTCTCGTTATTGGCTTGGTGAGATGTCTCGTCCTGCATGACGATCATCTTGCCGGTGAGTTGCTGGGCGCCACGAATGAATGTGAATTCTTTCGGCTTCGCAGCTGCTCCGTCGGGGCCAGGGTCATACTCGACTCCCTTGGCAGGGACCGCATTGCGGATGTTGATCCGCATGATTGCGGCGCCTTTCACGATGCCAGCGAGACCTCGAGCTACAGTGAATATCTCTCTGTTTGCGAAGTCTCTTGTGATTCGAACTTGGTTCTCTTCCGTGAGTAGAGTGCCCTCACGGAGGACGATAATGTTGCTGTAATACTTAGATTCGGCCATTGGCTACACCACGGCGCGGGCGCGCGCGATGGCGCACCCACGTCTCCAATTCATATTGTTGGTTGCGCTTGGTTTACGCGGTAGCCGACGACACGTCGTCGACAAGCAGAGTGGCTTGGTGATGCAGGTTCGTCACCTGTGCGGGCACATAGCCTTCGCTTCGGCTCTGGTTGGTTGGTGAGATTTGAAACCTCGTTCCAGCCTTCATCGTCTCAACGTTCTTGAACCACCCGTCTCCGCCGTTCGCGGAGTCATGCGAGTTGATGAGCCCGATGATTCGCGCCTTGATCAACGTCGGATAGACGGTGTCAGGGTCCGTGATGATTGAGCCTTGCGGCGGATCACTGACGAGGTTCTTGCCGCTTCGCATATCATCGAGAATGATCTCGGCTTGATCGGCGAAGAAGTCGCATACGGTCGTGATGTGGCCGTCTCTATTCCGATAGTCGTAATTGGTGCTGTTCTTATGCTTCGTGGTCACATCCATGACCACGTACGTGCCCGTGCCGCCTCGCAGGGTCGCAATGCATGTGAGGCCATTGTTGACTGCCGATGCGATCGAGCCAGTGACTCCGGAGGTGGGTCGTTTCGACGATTGGCTCTGCGGGGGGACCTTCCAAAATTGCTGAGTAGATGGCGTCGCTCCGAACCCGTCGAAGTTGTATTTCGGTGAGCGGCTCGTATCGAACAGCGCGCGAGCACCGGCGAATTGGGCAGCGAGTTCCCCGGCCGTCCACTCGCTCTCTTCCTGCCAGACGATGCGAGCACGTGCCGTATTGACAGCCGTGTTTGCCGCTATTGTGCTGGCCGCATTCTGCGTTCCGACATGGCCCGTGACAACAATCTGTCTGTTGCCGCTGACCGGAAGCGCTTGCGCCAGGACCTGCGTCAACAGGTCGTCGAATGTAGTTCCGCTGATAGAGCTACTNGGAGAGATGATGTAATAAAACCTGAACGGCGCAATGGCTGCGAGAGCCGTGGTCCAGCTGTCGGCCGTTGCACCGCTGGCCAGCGGGGTGGATGTGGCCGCTCCGGAGACGGTCATCCCAGGTGCTCCGAGCATGACCGCTCGGACTCGGATTTCGTTCGCGCGCGGGCCTAGGTTCTTGCTGTTGATGACATACGTCGCCGAACTCGGCGTGCATGTGACCGCCCAGGTGGTTTGGTTGTTGATCTTCTGCGCTGCGGCCGTGGCGATAGCCGACGGTGTATCCCCAGTCGCAATCGGGACATCGACGAACTCGTCCTCAACGAATGTGCGAAGCACTCCGGGGGCCGTGGCTGTTGTGGCGAGCGTGAGCGTGAGAGTGCCGGCTACTGCCGATACGTCCTCGGGGGGAGCGATGATGTAGACCTGAGTCGATTGGTTAACCTGAACGAATTTTCGATACAATCGATGCGCTTCGGAGCCTGGCCCGAAGAGAGAAATCACATCGGCCTCGGTCCCCATCGACGTTGTCTCGTTTGGGTAAACGATGTTCGTCGATGCGGTACCGGCAGACGTCTTGTTGCCGATGATCAAAGCGGTATACGGACCGCCAGACCCGCCGCTAGGGCCCATGCCGAACCGGATTTCAACAGCGGTGAGCGGCACCGGATAGTCGGCGGGCAGCCCTGTGAGATTGATGGGGGCGACCATTTTTAGGCCTCCTTGACGAGCTCAAGCTCGCCGTCTGCAATCGCCTTGCGGATGTACGCTTCGGCTTTGACTGCCTCGCCATTCGGCAAGACAGGAAATTGCGATTCGAGAGTGCTATCGTCTGCTGTCGCGGGGCCGCGACCGATGTATCGGATCATCATGCCGGGTGGACGCTTGGCCACGAAATGGCCAGTCCTGCCCCTTACGCGCAAGTCTGCGGGTGCGACCATTACAATCTCCTTAACGGTTATGGTTCTTGGGTCTCTGTGTGAGGGTCTTGGACTTCGACCTGAAGAACTGGGTCATCAGGGTCTTCGGAGTTATCGACTCTCAGATACGACGATGTCATCGGATCGCCCGAGACATGCGGCATTTCTCGCTCTTCAATCTCGAGTTCCAAAACAACAGAATCGAAATCAATGGCATCGGCTAATTGATACGCGCCGCGCGCCGCACTCAATAGCTTGCAGTTAACGATGCCATTCTCGGTAAAAACCATCTGCCCTGCCTGGTATGCAGGGTCGAACGCCATGAACAGGCAATGGTCGACTACTCTCTCTATTGCCGTTAGCACTGGGTTCAGGTTAACGAGAGTGTCGGCGTCGAACGGAGGCATCACGTATGCGACTCGGATGTGCCCCGTGCTCTGTCTCCACGCGGTAGTTCTATTCGAGTATTGAGAGTCGGTTCGCCACGCGCACAATATCGGAAACTTGTAGAGAGTATGCTTGCCTATGCGCAGCGGATCGACGTTGAATAGATGGCCTATTACGTTGGTAACGCCTTCTGCTCCGGCCGCAGCAGCAACGAATGCGTTGCCGACATAGCTATCAATGACACTGCGGAGAAATTGCAGGATGGCCCCGAGTCCCGGATCGCATATCTCAAGGAGTGGGGTTCCACCCGCTTGTGACGGCAGAGGGAAGACAATTCCTCCGTATTTGAATGAGTCGTATCCGGCCATCAGTGCGAGTACCTGCGTGTCACATTGCCAACGAGGTCGTAGAGAGAGATGACGAGCCGTTGCTCGCCGAATCGGCGCGGGGTCTCGAGGAAGGGCATCGACTTGTTGCCCGGGTGGTTGACCCGTCGGAAGAACACGACGTGGCCGACCTTCGGCCAGAAGAAGCGAAGAAACTTGGCCTTTCGAGCTTTGATTTCGTGTGGGCGCGCACCGAAGTGCACGGCGGCAGCATATGGCTTGTCATTCCAGACTCGAGCCACCAGACGATGGCCACTTGCTTCGATGAACCTTGCCTTAGTGGCGCCTTGCAGCCCCTGGAGACCATGCCTGGGCGTGTAGAACTCTGGGTGCTCCTTGGCGTGCTCCGCCACCTCATCTGCGACTCGAGACAGCACCACGGGCGTCCCGAGCACGAGGTCTCGGACAATGCTGGCTGCGGCCTGCCTGGTGTCCTTGGTGGAGACTCGGACGTCAATCATGGTTGAGAGTCGACACGATTGCCAATCGGATCGAAAAGCCACCCGGGGATGCTGATGTGCATGGGAGCCATCATGCGCTCGACCCGCTCGGACGGACCACCAGATACCGGCTAAACGCTCGGTCTGCTTGCTCCTCAATAGGTTCGCAGAGCAGTCCGGTGGCTGGCAGGTCGGGCCCGCGCAACACGAAGTGATATCCCTTGTTTCCTCCGCCAGTTGGCGGCGGAGCCATCTTGGCAAACGAGACGCCTCCACCGACGTACTCGGGCGTGAAGGGACCGATTTTGAAATCGCCCTCTTGGTACTTGCCGCCGCCCGCCACCGTTTCCTTGTAGGAGATGCGTCGGACCTTCGGGCGCTGCCCATTGGCGAGGGTGATTGGCGTCTCAACATCGGTCCGTATGCCTCGACCGAGACCTATCGCAGAGTCGTCCCCTGTCCACGTGGTCATTCGGAGCGTGACCGTGTAGAGACGGATGCCGAGGTCATCCGGGATGCATCGGATGCCGTCGATGTCGGGCAGGAGGTCTTCGCGGAACGTCATCAGTAGAGAGCGATTGCCCCTCCACCGCCACCAGTATCGTTTCCGGTGAGTGACCGGTCGCCCTGACCGAACAGCACACGGAAGAGCTCTTGGCGCCAGTACGTCTGTCGCTCGATGAGCTCTTTGAACACGGTGCTCCCGCCGCCTTTGGCCTCGAAAAATTCTATTTCGTCAACCTTCTTGATGCCCGCCCGGCTGTCGCTGTTCGCGATACGCTCGCGAATAGACCAGCATCGGCGGAGGAAGAATCGGACCATCTCCTCTCCGCCTTGAACCGTCACTGAGTACGTGCCCGTATGAGCCAGCCGGAGCTGCACGGACACAATCGAGCCAGTAATCGACTGCACGTGTGCAATCTCTTGTTGATAGTCCGTATCGATCACGAGAGAGTCGCCAACATGCACGCTGACTGCGGTTCCCTGTCGGTTGGTTCCGGTGGTCGCAGCCAGCGTGATTGCTGTGAGTGTCGGCGTTGTCGGGGCGACGACGGCTGTTGATGATGTCGTGATCAGACCGGCATTCAGGTATGGTTCGACTACTTGCTGGAACGTCGCCACTGTTCCGATGTATGGGACGGCGCCGGTGGTGAGATTTGTCCACCCAAGCTCAAACTGGAGTTGAGCTATCTCGCTCTGGAGTAGCGCCATTACGTCACCTCTTAGATGTGCTCGCCCGCCTGCAATTGACGGTACGTATATCCCATCGCCCATAGGTCGGTGGTCAGGCCGGCCGTCGTGCTGGTCAAAACAGCGACGGCGCGCGCGTACTTGTAGCCATACACGGCATCGGGGGCTCCGATGGCCTTGGTGGCTGCGAGCGCGGTGCCAGTACCCGTGACGAGCACAGTGGCCGCCGGGTTGTTGGGCGCGTTCGCGATGTCGTCCCACGTGGAGCCATCGCTTGACCCCTGCCATTTGCAGCCGATCGTGGCGCCCGTAGTGACACACGTGACAGAGAGCCGAGCGGACAGGAATGCGATGTCCTGCTGTGACTCTCCGATGTGCAGAGTGACCCCGGGGGTCATGGTGCTGCCGCTCGTCTGGCCAGTGAAATTGCCGGACGATTGGCTTACGTTGTATCTGCGATAAGACATGGTTCTCCCTTGTCCCTTTCGCTATCGTTGGTGGTTCCCGATATCTACTTAGCTGTTACGCTTAAGCAGACGCGGTGGTCCCAAACCGGTAGATAAGCGAATTGTTCGCGAGAGCGAAGGCCAGATCTGCCTTCCAGATAACGAGAACATCTTCGCCGTAGTTGTCGTTGGTGTTCGGGATGGTGACCGGGGGTCGGCCCATTCCGTCTAGGAGCGCTCCAGGAGACAGAGCATGACCGTAGTGGATGTTGACGCTCGAAGTGTTCGGCGTAATAGTCAGCGTGTTGTCCACGAACAAGTGGAACTTGTTCACGCTTCCAAAGTACGTGTTGCCGAACAGGATGTTCATCTCCTGGAAGAACTGGCTGGCTCGTTGGTAGTCGACATCACCTCGGAGTTGCTGCTTCTGATCTGGCGTGCAAACGAGAGCGCGGAACCCATCTCGGAACGTCCCGAGATTGGCGGTATCCATTCTCGACTCGAGGTTGCAGATAAGCCGATAGCTCATCGGGAAGCTGTTGGCCGTGGTTGCGCTATCGGCCGTGGTCATGCCGTCCGGATAAACGGTTGTCGCGGCATTGTCGAGCAGCACGACGTGGACAGCGTCGATGAATCGGTGAAAGTCTCGAGCCAAGTGCGTGCCGTGAATCGACGCAGCATTGTGCACGCCAACGTTCGAGTCGAATGCTCGAATACCGTACGGAGCCACGGCTCCTTGATCGGTGCTGTAGGGGCCGCCGTATCGGAACAGAGTCAGGTCGGTCTGTTGCCCCTGAACGTTGATTGGAGTCGTGGAGATGGTGCCCGTGATGCGACGGCTTGCCAGCGTGTAGGTCGTATCGGTGAAGACCGGACGATTGAATTTGATCGTCTGGCCAGGCATCTTGTTGAAGTCGACCTTGGCCGCAATAACCTCCTGGAACATAGGCTCTGCCAGGATGAGCCGGTCTCGATCTGGCTGGATAAACGGAGCCCCAACTCCCACGATCGTCCGCCCCGGGAGTGGCAGACCGAGAGACGATTGCGGCACAAGGGAGACCTGCATCGCCGCTTGCCACAGGAGCCAGTAAAACATTTGGGGCTCTGGCTGGGTGAGCAGCAAGTTGTCAGTGATTTCGTAGAACTCTGAGGGCATCGTTGCCCTTGAATAAACGCCCATGATTATCTCCTTTCAGAGATGATGGTTGTTCGGTCGCCTATCGGGACAAGCCCGGCGCTGACCTGTTGGGAAATCTATTCCGTCTGCTTAGGCATCCCAAAGGCTGATGCAAGAGCGGCCGGCATCGGATCGTACACGTTTCGCAATCGATAAATCGCCCACAGGTCTGCAACCCCGAGTATCGGGATGGCCCACCACGGGACTGCAAGCGCAGCGATGATTCTCAATAGGATATCGCCTGCGATGATGAATCTTGGATTTCGGATCGGGAACACCGAGTGAACAATAAGAAATACGGACAGCGCTGCTGTCAACGACGGCGTCGATGCATGTGATTGGATCGCCAGCGTCAATGGCATTGGAGATACAATCATTAGTGACGCGAGCAATGAATGCATCGCTCCGTTGTTCTTCTTCTGGTACTCAGTATTCTTCGTTGATGTGAATCTTCTCAATAGGGGCACGAGCCTCGAGCGGAATATAAGTGCCAACGGCAACAGCACACCGGCCCCGGAGGCGGCAACCGATACACCCAGAATCTTTGGATCTCCACCGACAATAAGCCACATAGCGGCTATCGCCGGAAGAACCAGGATCGATGCTTCTCGAATCGAGATTAGAGATATCAGGCATGCTGTGAACCCATATGCGTTATGGCGGACCGCCATCCCAAGGAGGGCCATCGTGAGAACAGCGACCGGCGTATCCTGGAGCGCTCGTCGCCCGACCGTGACAGCAAGGGGAGACAGCGCTGTGAGCGCTACGACTCTCCAATCGAACCCGACTAGCGGAGCTACAGCCCACGCAGCAATAGGTCCCGAGACGACCAGAGCAACTGTCTGTAGAGCTCTTGGTCCGAATGGAAGGGTCCAGGATACAAGGAGGGCCCAGAGCCATCGCAAGGGAGTGGGGAGTGCTTCTCCGGCGTATCGGTCTGCGAGAGCTCGCATTCCTTTGACGAACCCTCTGTCTCTGATCGTATTTCCGAAGCGAACATATGTTGACTCGTCGGGGCCGAGGGCCCATACTTGACTCATGCAGACCATCCGAATAGCGGTCTGCCAAGCACAGACCGCTGAAAACTACCACCTAGCAACCACCTACCGTCGGCTCCCGATGGCTTGTCTCAAAAGCGTTGAGCAGAAGCTTTGCCCCGCCCTGAATGGCCACATATGCGAAGTTCTCGGGGCCGCAATGGCTCATGAGTCATGCACGTGTGACCCGTTTTCGTGCGCTCTATGATAGACTCGTCGAACGTTTGAGACGGGCTGTCGGCATGGTGCCGCCTGCTCGTCTCGAACGACTATGCTGCCTTCGGCACGGTGGGGGGAGCGTTTAGCATCTCTATGTTCTCGATGGCGCGAGCGCGATCTGCCTCCGGAAGGCTCTTCACCTGGACCAACCGGGTGAGTATTTCCTTTGCCTCTTCGCCTCGACCTTGCCGAGCGAGAGCGCCGGCGAGCTCGTCTGCCGCCCGCCATTGGTAGAGCGACTCGTTGACGAGCAGAACATCCGGCGGGCGCTTGATGCGCAGGGCTGCACGGGCGTAGACCTCCGCCATGGCGTGCATGCCTAGGTCGCGATAGAGCAGACATAGCTCGAAGAGCGGCTCTGCCCGCTGGGGCCTGAACTCGAATGCCCTCCGCCATGCGGCGGCGACATCATCGATATGGTCGCCCCTCTTGTGGCGTATTATCGCCATGTGAACGTAGCAGGAGAAAACCTCCTCCTCCCACCCGCCCATGCCGGCGCATCGTTCGTAGGCCTTGTAGGCCTTATCAAGTTCGTTCAGCCCAAGAAGGCTCTGAGCCAAGTAGAAGACCCATCGGCCCTCGGTCGGGCGCTCTTTGATCATCTTCTCGAGTTGCTTGATGTCGCCCTTGAACTTGGTTCGCCGCCCGTCATCCTGGTTCCGTCCACCGTCGCAATAGCTCACGATGTGAGCGCCAGAGATGCCAGCTCGTACGACCTGCTCAGGAGGGTCTGGGCACTCAAGATACTCGTGGACTCGACCCACCCATTGCCACGTTCGCGCTGACATCTTGATGAGAAATGTCCTCGACCACATCTCGTCGGTGCCTGGCAGACACAACTGAATGCCATAGAGTTCAGCTGTGAGTTTCTCAGCCATCGGGAACCCTTCGGGCCACACGAGCTCTTCATCGGCGTCAATGAACATGGCATAATCGGCCCCGGTCTCGTTCGCGAGTTCGAGAGCCTGGTTCCGACCAGTGGCGAAGTCCTCCCAATTGCGCTCGATCAACTGTCCGGGAATGCCGGATAGTTCAGCGCGAATGATGTCCTGCGTTCCGTCCGTCGAGCCTGTGTCAACGATGGCCCAATGGGTGATGTATGCTTTGACCGAGGCGAGGCATCGCTTGATGACTCTCGCCTCGTTTTTTACGATCATGCTTAGGCAGATCGTGGTCATCGCTTGCCACCCTTCGGGGCTGATTGCACTGGGGGGAGTTGTCGAGGTGAAGCTGACTGGTTGGCGTTCAGAGCGATTCTCTTGGCTGCGGCGGCCTGGCAATGTTTCCGGGCAATCTCCGCCCCGTCTCGCCCGAGAAGCTTCGTCAACTCAACGCGAAGCTTCTCGATGCGGACCATGGTTGATATCGCCTCTTCAAAAATGTCTGGCCGCTCTTCCAAGAACGTCTTGATGTCATTGGCCTGCTTGTCGATCGTGGCATCGACAGTCCACAGGCATCCATCGGCCGGCGTCGGCTTATCCATTGTGCTCTCTTTCGCCCGAACAACGCCCGGCGGCGGCGACATTGGATTAGGTGTAGCGCCTAAGCCCTACGAATCTATCTTAGGACTCGTATCCAACAACAAGAAGACCGAGACCGTTGAGCTGCCCAGCGGCAGTAGCGGCGCAGGTGGGGTCCGGCTGGCAGACTTGAATGGTCAGAGTGCCGCTCGAATTGGTGATGGTGAGCGAGCAATAGCATGGGTTCCCCGAGATATCGACCACTGGTTGCCCGCCGATTGCACCGATGTAGTTGAACGTCTTGCCGTTCTTTCTATTCTCCTGGATGCGAGCGGGAACGCCGGTAATCACGACTGTGTCGCTATTGGCAAGAGTCGTCGTAGTGTCGATAGCGAGCTCATATACCTTGCGGGCCCCGGTCGACCGAGAGCCCGAAAGCAGGTTGACGCCTCGAACATATCCACTGTATGCGGTCATTGTGTTTTCTCCATGCTCGGCCTGCTCGGTCGGGCTGTGTCGAGTTTTCGAATCACCGCCGTGGGCTTGCGCCTGGCGGCTGTGATGAGCTGGGTGAGCTCGCGAAGTTCTCGCTCCAATCTGGCGTGTGTGCGGAGCTCGGCGCGTATCTCTTTGGTACGCGCGATGGCCATCTTGACGATGTCTTTTGGGGTCGGAGGCTTCGTTGGGGCCTGGGCTGTCCCAATGATTCCCATCGTATGAACAGGCTGTATGACGGATACCGATGGCTTAGGAGTCTGCTGAATTTGTGCCTGCCCGACGGCGGGGCGAAACTCAATCATGGCATCCGGGTTGAT